AGCTACTTTTAAGCCTCTTTCATCAACAAAACCTGCAATGTCAATCAAAGATTGTTCAAGTGAGGTTTCGTTTAAGTCAGCAGCAGTAGTTAATCTGTTAGAAAACGTACCGCCAGTTGCTAAAGGATGCGCATTGTTAATCAAAGACACTCCATCACCACCGATTGCAGTAGTAATTTGTGCATTGTTTAACACAGCAGCAGCTTTAACCTGCTTAGTATTTGACATAGATCTTGCAAGAGCTCTTGTGTATCTTGCAGCTAATCTGTCATATAAGTTATCTTCGATAGCTTCTTCAGTGATAGAAAATGCTAAAGCGATAGTTTCGTGTGTATATCTAGCTGTGAAAGTTTCTTGAGCTTGATCGTACACAACGCTAGCACCTTCTTGTTTTACTGGTGCTGAACCGAAACCGCTTAACATTACTTCTTCTTCAAAAGCTCTGTCAGATGATTCAGTCATGAAAATTTCAGCATGCTGATTTTCATAACGGTTGTATTCCAGGCCGAATAGTGCATTCAATCCTGGCTCTAGTTCTTTAACTAGTTGTGATCGTGAAATAGCCATAATTTATTCTCCTATTATATGCCTGTACCACTTCTAAAGAAGTGATTGTTGATTCTAACTAGAATGTTTGCATTAGCTCCACTAGTGCTAGAATTATCTGGGTCTTGGCAAATATCGATTGCTTGTACAACGAAAGTTGCGTTTGTTCCAGAAGCTCCAACATCTAATTGTTGTAATGAATTTCCAGTTTTTGTATTTCCACTAACTGCTGTTAACGAGTAGTTTTGAAACAGATCTGCTCTTGCGAAAGTCGCATCAGCGTCCACCAAAAAAACAGCATCAGGGTCATCCACAACAAACGCTGTAATATCGCTTGCTGCAACTCCGCCTGGGTAGTAGTTTTTGAAGGTCGGCTTTTGAGTAGTAGGATCTGTATAAAAACATCCGTTGAACACACCCACAACAGCTGTTGAAGTATTACCAGGATATCTTTCGATATTTCCTCCTGTTACTGGGATAACCAAGTCACCTTGGAATATCGCAGTAGCGTAACCACTTGCAACAGTATATCTGTTCTGAGCACCAACTAATGGAGTACCATCTAGTTTTCTGTACGGTCTTAGACCGAACTTTTCTACTTGGTTTGCCATATTGTTTTTTCTCCTATTAAGTTTATTTTATTTAGCCGCCTTTGTAGTAGTTATCGTCAAAAAATTATTTTTTCGAACCACCGCCAAAGGTTACACGAGATTGCCTCTCAATATTGATTGGCATCCCTGGTCGTTGTTCCTTCATAAGATCATTATCCACTGCGTGTATTTGTTCTGAAGTAAGTCTACTGAAATACTCCGAGCGCGCTTTTAATATCTCTTCTGGTATCCTTGCCAACACAAGGCCTCCAATTCCGATACATCCATCATATTGTCCTGACTTAATCACAGGATATTTTGCAGCGTCTGGGTGATTTGCTATTTCTTCTGCTCTAACAAATTCCCATCCTTCTCTAAGTTTTTTGGTTACATTTCCTGTATCCTCAAAACCCGTCACATTGGTTCTAATCCATCTGTGAGCATATCCCTGCGGTGCAGGTGGTGCATCCAAACTGGAAGGTGGAGTCCACGTAGTTTTTTTCATTTCTACTTTTCTTGTCTCGGACTCGCGTGAGGTTCTTTTTATTGTATTCATTATGCATTCTCCTTCACGTATTTTGCGTATTCCTCTAGTGGCACTCCTAATTTCTTAGCGATAGCTATTTGTGAACGAGTGAGTTTCACTGATCGGCGTCCATTTTGGTTTCTTTGTGCAGATGCCACAGTTTGGACGATTTTCTTTGGCTCCTGTTTCTCAAACTTATGAGGGAAATTATCTCTCATAACTTTGTCTATCTCATTATAGTACTCTGTACTCTCCGCGTCAAACCCCTGGTCTATAAGATCCTGGTGAACTTGAAACGCAGCACTTGTCATAATCTTGTCCTGTCCAAACCATTCATTCTTTTCAGCCCAAGTTCTGGCTCTAGTAGAAGGTTGTGGATAGGTAGGATTTTGAGGTACCTGAGTAGGTTGAGAAGTCTTTTTAGCTTGAGCTTCTGATTCTTCTCTAGAATCATACTCCTGTTTAGTCATTTTAGCTTTTTCAGCTTCCACGGCTAAATGTGCAATAACTGTATTTGCATCTGCTATTTTATCTGCATCCTGTTCAGCAATAGCATCTCTCAATGCTTGTTTTGCTTTTTCTTGTTCTGCAGTTACTCTAGCTGAGTATTGCTCAATATAACTTTTACTTGTTTTAGAGAATCTACTTTGCGTATCATCTAACTTACTTTGAATATTTTTTGCATAATCCAAAGCAGCTTGTTCTCTACGTTCTGCCTCTCTTACTTTAAAAGTTAATTTATCAATTCGTTTTCTAACTTTTTCAGAAACAGAAGAAAGGTCATCTACATCTTCTTCAGATTTTTTAACCTTTACATCTTCTTCTTTTGCTTCTTCAATAGTTATACCTTCAATGCCAGCTGCTTTAGGTTCTGTATATCCTAAATCAACTTCTTCATTAGGCAGTTTAGTATCATCCGATTCAACTTCTTTATTTTCAACTTGAATGGATTGTTCTTCTATTCCATCCGTATCTAATTCTACGGAATTGTCTTTTTTATAGTCACTTTTTTCTAACATTTTGTAGCTCCTGTTTTTTGCGTATGTTTAATAAGCGTGCAAGATATCCTCGGGATTTTTAATCCTAGCAATGATTTCATCATCATTGAGAATACGAACTTCCCCGCCTTCTATTTTAAATCTTGAACCCGCATAACGGCCAAAGATCACCCATTCACCTTCTTTACACCAAGGTCCATCAGGAAATTTTTCTTTGTCTTTGTATGCTAGTTCACCAACTTTCAATACATATGCACATACGGTAGTCATCTGTATTGTATCTTGGGTTTGATCCGAAAGAATAATTCCTCCTTTAGTTTTTTTAGGTCCTGCATAAGGCAGTACTAAAAGTCTCCATCCTGTAGGGGTAGGAAGTCTTTCTAAAAGAGATACATTTTCAGATATAGATTTTGCATCTAAATATGTTTGAGTTTCTTCTTTGGATTTGTAAGCATCGAGTAATGCTTCTTTAAGTTTAGGTACTTCTTTCGAAGCCTCTAAGTTCTCCGTCATTTAATCGCTCCTGTTTAGTCTGCAGGTCTTTAAGATCCTGAAGCAAAGACTCTAGGCCTTTGATTTGTCCTCTAATATAGTGAAGTTGTTCTATATTGTCAACTGAGTACACCAAGGTGTCTTTAAGAGATTCAATCCTCTTATCCGTTAATCTACGAACCGTAGAATAATCTATATCCATAAACTATTTTTTCTCTTTTTTGCAATCACATTCATGATCACACAAACACTGTGTAATACTAAATATTTTACAAATTAACTCACATACTTTTCGTTTTATTTTTTTAAACATAATTCTCCTTATTTGTTTTCTTGTTTGTTAGCTAATGTTCTAGCAATACTCTCACCAGAACGACCTACTACATAACCGCCTAAACCAATATTTAATAACGTCCAAACATCGCCTGGTAGTTCAAATGTAATTACTGTTCCACTAAATACCTTTATAATAGGTCCTAAGATATAATTCCATACTAAAATAAAAATTAATACATACATTAACAAAGGTCTCCAACTAGCTACAAACCAATTAGATTTTGCTTCGGCTTCTACAATAGATGCAGCAGCTTTTAGTTCTTCCGTCCCTGATTGAAGTAGTTGTGTATTTAATTGTGCTTTTAACTTTTCTGCTAAATCTTTATCAGGAATAGCTTTATCTACAGTAGAAAAGAGCATTTTGGCTATAGGTGCTAAAGTGGTTAATGCAGCAAGCATTTATTTGACTCCTATAAATTTAAACCCTTTAATTTGAATACTATTATTTCCAGGAATAGAGTTTTTAGAAGAACATTCTCTGTAAGGACAACTCATTCCGCCATGTTTTAAATCAGTAGTTACTAATCGTTTATCTTTTTTTTCCATCATAAATGGAGTAGGCGACCAAACATCTTCTTTTTCATTTTTTCTTAATCTTCTATTAGTTCTAAAATCAATTCCACTAAGAACTTCTATTTCAGAATAAGCTTCGTCTTTAAACTTTTCTTGTTCATCTGTATCGCTTGAAGTACGTATTTTTTTTCTAGCCATAGATCTATTCTTTTGGTTGTTTCATAAAAGGTTTATGATAAGCATGTCTCATTTTAAATTCTTTACTAGTTTCTGTAGGTTGTTTAACTGCTTTTCCTGTATATGCTTTCATAACTTTTTTCTTAGTAGGAACACAGTTAGGAACTTTTCTTCCACCTTTACTTTTCATTCCAACCATTTCATATCCTTCCCAACAAGGATCCCCTCCTTTTTTTAATTTAATAACATTCCTTAACGGAGCATTAATGCCTTGAGGGTTTGGGCCTCTAAGAGGTGGAGGCCCTGATCTTTTGCCAGAAACTTGGTATCCCATTATGCTTTTTTCTTGCGTGCTTCAGATAAAGCAATCGCAATTGCCTGTTTACGTGATTTAACTTTTTTCTTAGACTTTCCGATATTGAGTTCACCTTTTTTATATTCACCCATTACCTTTTTAATTTTCTTTTCTTTTTTCATAAACTTACCGTATTTAGCACCATCGGCTTTTATTTCAGGTAAAGCTTTTTTGTAACCAAGTACTTTTTCAGCTTGTTTAATATCCATTTCTGTTAATCTATCTCCCGATTTGTTTCTGTTAGCTAGTGCGTAAACTTCTTTTAAAGAAACAGCTTTACCAGAAAAAGCTTTCATAACTTTACCACCACTCGCCATTTTTTTCATAGAGCCGCCGTATTTTTTTCCTGTGAGGTATCCTGTAACTTTTCCTATTGATTTTTTTACACTTGAAATTTTTTCTGCAGCTGCTTTTGCTCCTTCTTCTCTTCCTTCTTTAAATTCATCTGAATCAGATACTTCATCGAATGCTGCCATACCTGCTCCAATTCCTCCTGCTCCTCCAGCACCTATTGCTACTTTTTTTGATAAATTTGCACTACTAGGTTTTCCCACTCTTAGTGTACTAGCTCTTTGTGCAAATTTAGAAGTTAATCCTAATGCGGAAGACATTCCCGCTAATTTGTTTAAATCGTCTTGCATAGGATTTATTGAAAGTGTATTTTTATTTCCAGACGCTTTTGGAAGAGTTCCAATTGATTTGTAAAGATTGTTATATTTATCATCTAATCCATATTTTTTTCCAGCCATTTTATTTCTCCTTTTTCTTAACTGCGTTCATTTTTTCTCTGGCCACAGCTAATCGTTTATCGGACTGTTCGTCCATTGTTTCTAATTTCATTTTATCAAAATCTAGCTTTTCTTCAAACTGATCTTGATCTGTCTGCATCTTCATCACTGCTTCTTGTTGTTTTCTTTGTAAGTCTAGTGCACGAAGATCTATCTCCCTCTGTTTTAACATAACTAGAGGGTCTTGTTTAGCCCCCTCTGCGTTCATTTCCTGTTGAGCCATCTCCATAGTGATCTGTGCAATACGTTTAGACACCTCAGAGTTAAATGCTTTTTGATATTCTTCAGGGTTTTGTTGTGCTAATTGTTGAAATTGTGGGTTTTGAGCCACCATTTTAGCTACTTCAATGTTTGCTTTGTAAGAAACGTGTTGAGATATATGTCCTTGCAATAAAGCATACACGGGAGGGTTAATTTGTACCATTCTTGTACGAATAAAGGCTGCATGAGCAGCAATATGAGCATCATGGTCTTGATCTGGGAAAGCTTGAGCAATTGCCATCTGTAAAGCCTCTGCATTTTCGATTGCAGGGTCTTTTGGTTGTGGTTGTGGCTCATCTTTTAGTAATTCTGGTATCTGTTTAGTACCTAAAGCTTCATAAACTCGTCTATATGCCTCATACATGTTGTGAATTTGAGGATTTGACTGTGCAATTTGCAATTGTGTCTGTGCTAAAGTCACTCTTTGAGCCATAGAGAAGATATTTGGGTCTGCAACAGGCAAAATATCGACTCTTTCATCAAAATCTATCGCTTTAATCATCCTATCTCCACCAAAAACTGCGTATGGATACTCTGGAGGTAGGTATTCTGCGATAACTTTTGCTAAAAGTTTAAATTCTATTCTCATTGCATAGTAACAACGCTTGTGAATTGCACTCATAACACGACTTCCACGCTCTAATAGAGCTACAGTAGTGCCAACGGCCGCTTGTTGATTGCCATCGCCCACTTGCATGTCTGCAATTCCTGCAAATCTTTGTCCTGCAGTGACACAAAAACCTAAAAGATTAAATAAAGTTTGACTTGGTTCCTTAAATGGAAGCAATTGAAACTGATCTCTGATGTTTCCACCAGGCGCATCCACATCTCTAAATTCTCCTGGTTGAATAGGTTGGTCATCATCACGCACTCGCATACCTCTAGATTTAAATCCAGCAGGTAAATTAGATAATGTACCAGCATCGAGTAGTTGTCTAAGAGCAGCAGTCGCTGTTCTTGTTAATCCACCGATCATGTGAATTAAACCAAAACCATAAAATCCTAAACCTGGTAAAAATTTAAAGTGTACAAAATATTCTTTTCTAGTGAAAGAAGGATCTCCTTCTTTGTAATTTCTGTAAATAGCTAAAATTTGTCTAGAAGATTCTTCAATAGTTACGATGTAAGGTATTTTTATATTTAATTGATCTTCTTCTTTCTCTGCAATGTAATCTGATAGATCTAAATCTACGTGCATTTCTAAAATGGTATATAACACATCACTAGATTCTACTTTTTTAAGTCCTTCTAGCGAATCATATTTATCTTGAATCTTATCTTGTTTGTCTTGTGGTTTTAATAGTTCTATTTCTCTATAAAAACCTGAAGCCATTTTTTTCTTCAAGTCATTTTCTGTTTGTTTAATTACATGAGTAATTCTAGAACATTCTTTTAAATCAGTAGTGTAATAAGGAACTACTAAATCCTCTGCTGGTATAAATTTAGACACAGGTCTTTGCAACATTGCATCATAGTAAACTTTTTTAAAAGTAGATCCTGCTAGAGGAAGATAAAATAACATTTGATCAAACTCAGGAGTATACTCTTCCATCTTCTCCATAATTTGATAATTCATAAATTCTTTAACACGATTTGCTTGATCTTCTATTTCTCTAGAAGTAGCTCCAACGACTTGAGTTTTTACTGGACCATCGGATGGTAATAATTCTTTGTAAGCTTGTGATTGAAATTGAGTGATTGCCTCTGAAAGCATTGGGTGAGTAACATTAGCTGCTCCTCTAAATGGTTTATTAATTTCTACGTACTTGAATCCAAGTAGGTCTAAACCTTTTACATAACCATCTTCCCAATCCTTTCTAGAAGCTCGATCGTCATCATATTCTGATATTAAATCTCCTGCTAATTCATTCAACGCACGTTCGTCAATCTCTTCTGCCAAATTGGCATAGAAATCCTGTGGCTGAGTTTCTGGTTCTTGTTCAGAATCAAAATTGACTACAGCCTCTTCTTCAACGTCAACTTCTTCCTCGTTGACAGGTGTGTTGTCTTCAATCGCCATTAGCAGATTCTTGTTTTTTTATTTCTTCCCATTTTGGTTTTAGCAGTTACAAAAGTACCTGTTTTAGCACCACCCATGAATGAAAAGTTCATAGTGTCTTTAGTGGGTAAATTTGGATTTTTATCTGGAGCAGTAATTGTGTAATCTTTAGTTACATAATCTTGAACTCCTTTTTTTATCTTGCCCAACATAGAAGGTTCTTTATCGTAATTAGTGATACCATCTGGTGTATCATAATTATAATTAGTGATACCGTCTTCATTGCCTTTTCCCATTTTAGAAGCTGCGTAAGCGGCTCCCAATAATGCTGCTGCTTTACCTAGTTTTTTCATTTTTTTGCTAGCCATAATATTCTCCTTATACGTATTTTATACTAATAGTAAACGATTATGGGGAATAAATCTATATGATAGATTTAAATATATTGGTTTTATCTACAAAACCACCTTCATGCATATATGCTTTGAAAGGCAATAAGAACTTTTTTAATACCTCTGAACTTGCGGACAAAGTAGGAACCATTTCATAGTTTTGTGGACTATCAGGACTTAATTCTTTAATCATAATTTTTCCTCTAGTATTACTACTGGATTCAAATGCCTTAGCTATTGTTTCCGCTTGTTCTGGAGTATCTGCAGCAGCCATATGATCTTCATAGATATATTCTTTTCCTCTTTTTTTCGTGTAATGTGCTCTTCCACTTTCTATTGCTTTTCTATAACTGGAATCTTCTTTAGAACTAAACACTTGAATAACTTTAAATGGTTTATTAGGATTACTTTTTGGCATTGGTTGTAATTCAAATTTAGCGCCATATTGTTTTGCAATTCTATTTAAAGATTCATTTAAAACAGAATATTGATTACTTGGAATCATTCTTCCTGTTTTTTCATATTCAGCAGGAATTTTTCTAACTCCTCTTATTTGTTCTCGCGTCATTCCAGTAGTATCTGGCATGTAAGCTTCTTTTACTTTTTTTACCTCTGCTGTCATTTTTTTTCCATTCATTAATCCGTAGTTCATTTCATTACCAAATTTTTCAGGATCAAAACCTTTAATATTTCCGTTCATAGGAGCAGGAACAATAGAAATATGATTAATATTTCTTTTTGCCATAGTTCTTAATAAATCTTTAATCATATAATCATTAAAAGAATTACCTAAAGGACCATAAGTAGTACTTTGTATAGAACCTTTATCCACTATTGCAGTTAACGCACTTTTTTCTAATTGATTAATTTTATATTTTAAACGATTAAAATTTTGAGCTTCTTGTTTAGTAAGTCCTATAGATCCTCTTCCTAATTCCATATAAGGTCTAATTTGTTCTCTTAATTCATCTAATTGTTTTTTATAAATATCTAAAGTTCCACTTGAGTTAAAAGTATTAACTTTATTTATAAAATAATCTTCTCTTACGCTTTGAATAGCACTAGTAGCAGGTTGATGTAAATCGGATTGAGCTTCTGATACTCTAATATGTCTTCCTCCTAATTTAGGATTAGGTAAATCGTCATATCGTACAAAAAATAATTCTTTATTTGGAACAAAATGAGGAGACTGTCCTACATATTTAAAACGGTCTTCACGTACTTTAGGTATTTTATTATCATAAATAAATACCTTTTCTGTAAAATTTTCTCCCCCTAAAATATCATATTTTCCATTCATTGCTTGTTTATGTTTAGGAAGACCCACTAGTTTGTCTAAATTCGTGTAAAAACCTTCTTGTGCAATAGGAGATGCTTGATTATTATAAACTCCTGTTACTTTATTAAATTTAACTAAAGCATTTTGTGCTACAGGAGCTAATTCTGGGTCTGCTCTTCCAATAGCTAACAAAGCATCTTGTACTGATTTTATATCAGAAGAACCAATAGGACTCCCTGAAGTAAGTCCTTTTCTTGTCATGTCGGATAACTGACTTTTAATGACTGAATATGCATCTTCTATTTCACCTAAAGATTTTTTTACTTCGGGTAAAGTTCCTGCAGGAACTTTTAATTCTGCGCTTAATTTATTTTGTATAGGTCGTAAATCATTAATAATACTAGAAACATCTTCCGATAAATTTCCTGGCGCTACTTTAACAACAGGTTTAATATTATTTAAAGGAGAACTTTTTATCATTTTAAGAATAAGTTCCCTATCTATGTCTAGTCCTTCATCCATAGCAGATTTTAAAAATCCCCCTTTTATTTCTTTTCCTTGTTGAATTAATAGATTTAAATCTGCTAATTCTTCTTTTTGAACTTGTCTACTTACTCCCGCTAAAGTTCCTGATGGAACTTTTAATTGTCCTGAATCTGCTTCCGATAACCATTTAATCCAATCTTTGGCAGGAGCTTTTTCAAAAGGTGCTTCTAATACACGGTCATAAGAAGCATGTCCTACTAAAGGATTATCCAACTCATGTGCGGTATATCCTTTTCCTTGTGTGAAAGGAATATCTGCAACTTCATTATATTTTGATTTAGGAATAGTTAATGCTCTACTAGTACTAATTAATTCTTGAGCTTGTCCAGTGGCCGTTGGTAAGTTTTCTGTAGCCATAGTAGCTTTTACAGGAGTATAGGGTTGAGTAATCTTTACTTTAGGTACAGTAGTTTTAAAAAAATTTCTTACTCCTGGAAGACGTCCTAATGTAGATGCTCCTATAACAGTGGCACCTAATGCTGCAAGTCCTCCTAACAAAGAGGGACTTCCTTCTTCTGTTTTCTTACCTACAATTATAGTAGGGCTTGTAGGAAGATCTGGTATTCCTCCTTGTTGTATTGCCTCTATATAACTTTGTGGTCGTTTAATTTCTGCCATTACAAAATATCCTTATAATAATCTATGAAACCGCCTTCACTATGTTTATGTTTAGAAAATTTATCTAATTTTTTAGAAATAGATTTAGCTCCTTCAACCGCTTCTTTTAAAGAATGATATTGTTTACCATATTCTTTAGGTAAACTCATATCTGGAACATCCAAAGTAGGATCTGGAGTATTGTAAAATATTTCTTGATCTCCAACCTTATAAGATTTGGTTATGTTCTTTTCGTGTGCCATTAAAATACACCAGTAAATTTCTTTCCTCGAATAGCTTTGGATCCTCGACACTCGCCACCCATGTTCATCTTAGGTGCTTCATAACGAAGTTCTTGGTCTGCTTGGTCATAAGCTTCTTGTGGAAGACCTTTGGTTCTATCGTTTTGATAGATTTCAATATCTTTTTCCATTTCTGATTTAGCTGCATTCTCAGTAAATTTACGAGCTGCTTTAATATCTGCATCAGTTAGTCTATCACTGTCTTTTTGTCTTTGTTTTTCTATAATAGCTTCCATTGCACTTTTAGATGCTTTTTTTCTTTTAGCTTCAGACATAATATTTATATTCTCCTTCTATTTTCATTGGTTCTGGTTCATCCATATACGTAGATACGAAGTTACCTTGACGGTATCTTAACACAGCTTGGGTTGTACTATCTACATAATCATCGTATTGACCATAAGGAAATGCAGCGCATTCTTCAATCACTTCCTCTGCAAAATGCTGTCCATGTGGGTAATATACGTTTTGAGATTCAAAGACAGGGGCACAAGCATTAACTCTAGAATGCTTATCTTTACCTCGTGTAGGGATAAAATCCATGACAGGAATACCAGCTCTACGCATCTCTTGAATGAGTGGTTGGCCAGTGGCCTTTGCCTCAACAATAATGGACTCTGGTTCCCAATACTTGTACGCTTCAAAAGCAACTGCTTTTAATTCAGGAAAGTCCCAACGACCTTTTTCTGCATCTAATAAAATTAAACAATTATCTCCTGGTGTAGGTTCAAAGACTCCCCATGTCGTAATAGCAGAATAGTCAGCAGATTCTTTTTTAGAAAATGCTGTATCATAACTTTGTATAATATGTTTGAGATGAGGTACCTCGCCTTTCCATGGTTGCCACCACTCACGTTTTAAAATAGCTCCTTCCTCGGCCACTGGGTCTTGCATATACTGTGCATTCCAATTTCTTGGTGAGATAGATGCTTTAACTTTTTCTAATTCTTCTAGTGACCAATATTCTGGCCACACAGGTTTTCCTGTTTCTAAGATTGCAGGAAACTCAATTAGTTCCCATTTATCTGATTTTAATTCTGATTGATTTTTTAATAGTCGTCCTGTCAAATCATCTTGAGCCCAACGAGTCATAACTAACAAGATGGAACCACCTGGTTGTAAACGCTGACGTGGACCAGAAGAGTACCACTCGTATGCTCTCTCCATGGCAGAATCTGATAGAGCATCTTGTTCCGTATGTGGGTCATCGATAATAAGTAAGTCCGCCCCTCGTCCTGTGATAGAACCGCCTACACCCGCTGCAAAGTATTCCCCGCCATGATTGGTCTCCCATCGGCCTTTAGCCTTACTATCTTCTCTTAGTTTAACATCTCCGAATATTTGTTTATAGTCTTGAGTCTCCATTAAGTTACGAACCTTACTACCAAACCTTCCAGCAAGTTCTGCGTTGTGAGAAACTTGCATGATTTTCATTTTAGGATATTTACCGATCATCCATGCTGGGAATAGATAAGATGCAAATTCTGATTT